AAGCCTTCGGAAATCGCCGGCAAGGCCCTTCCTGCCTCTCCTGGCGCGTCGGCGCCGGCCGGGGTGGCGTCGGGGCCGTTGTCGGTCGCTTTGGCTCCTGGCGGGCCCGCAGCGGCTCGGGCGAGGTCGTCTGAGCCTCCGGAGCCCTTGGCTGACAAGGGGATCCACCTCAAAGGGCGCTTGCAGCTGGGGGATAGGGTGGCTTACGTCTTCGTCGTCAGTCAGAACGGTCAGCCGGTTCAGACGTTTTGGGACCGGGAATTGGTCGAGGCTGGCTACACCTTCCGGCCGCTGGGCGATTGCATGGGGGTGTTGGAGTGGCGCGGCAACGTTCGCGCTATCTCCTGCGATCTGCCAGTGGTCAACATGGTCAATGAGCGCAAGGGTTAGCGGGGTATGGGGCGCCGCCCCATGTCAACGTGTGCGCTCCGCTGACCGGTTCCGAAGCGTGACCATCTACCAGCAGTCAACCGGAGCGGGACCAACGCGGCGTTCGGCAGGTCGAGCCGCGACCATGAGGGCTAGGCCAGCCCACGGTTGAAGCTCAAACCCCGTTTCTTCCTGATAAACCGGCTGTTCCAGCGGCAGGCGTGGCGGCGGCGCCGATAGATACGATGTGTAGAAGCGTCAATTTCATGCAGGTTTGTCGCTTCGCTCCACCGATGGGCCCAGGCTTCGCCGCTGCTTGCGAAAGTGAGCAAGATCGCCACGGCGCCAGCCGCCGCCAAAGGCAATGATTGCCGGCGTAGTCTTTTTTTTTCAGCCCGCTCTAGATCGTGGAATTCCATTGCCTCGGTCGGGTCAACGCCCGCCACTCGGGCGAGCTTGAGGATCCACGAGGCGGGCACCTGGCGCTTTCCGTTCCATGCGTCGGAGAGGTTGCTTTCCGCGATGCCGGTCAATTTGGCGAGGGCATAACGGCTGCCAGCGGCTTCGCTCGCTTTGGCAAGTAGGTCTTTTCCGTAACCCATAACGGCTCCATTGTGGCACTTCTCAGATGAGAAGGGTAACGCGCTCACGTTTTTCTTGACAGCTTACGTTTTGATAAGTAGTGTTGCGGCACTTATCAGGTGATAAGGCTTGGAACAACGGAGCGACCAATGCGCCTGTCTCTCGGCGAAAGCCGAATCCTCTGCGGCCTGGACCGCAAACCCCATCGGAGCGAAAGCTTGGTCGCTCCCGCTTCGCTGGGTGGTCCGGGCCGCACCTCTCGGGAGGTCTGCGGCAGTGAATACCGTGAGGCTTTCATTGCCGGCATCGTTGACGGCTTGATTCGCTCGACGCGGGTCGGCTGTTTCGCTGGCGCCGCGCTTCTGGTGGCCTACATGGTGTTGCGCTCGGCATGACGCGCCCTGCCGCTCTCGTTCTCGATGGCAACGTCATCAAGCTGCGGTTGCAGGCCGAGCGGGTGGAAAGTCGCATGCCGGTCCATGTGGACTGGGTCCGCTTCACCTGCTACCGGCGCAACGTGGTGGCGCCGAGCGTCGACCTTCTGTTTCCGCCGGCCGGCGTCGACTATGACGCCTGGGACCGCATCAAGGAATTGTCGCGGCGGATTGCCGAAGTGCCGGACTGTGACACCAACGCGGCGGCGCAGGCGTTGGAGCTCGCCCAGGACGTTGCGGCGGCTCTCGGCGGTCAATTCGTGGTTGCGGCCGATCTGCGCAAAGGACACGATTTTTACAAGCATCGGATCGCGATTGAGCGGGCCGGCGCGGAAGTGGCCTGGGTCGGGTTCGGTGCGTCCAGCAGTAGCCCGAAGCAAAAGGCGCAGGAGCGCACTCTGCACGCGAACGTGATGGGCGCGGCGTGCACCTTCGCCGACAGTGGATGGCGCGGTCGGTTGGCCAGGATCATCGAGGATCGCAAGGCGACGATTACCCGCTGTGATCTGGCCTTGGATTTCTTCGACGGCGTGCGCGGTGGCATGGCCAGGATCACGGCGGACTATGACTCTGGCCTGATGGACGTTGGCGGCAAGCGACCGAAGTGCAACCATGTGGGCGATTGGTCGGCGCACTCTCAGGGGGCGCGCTCCTTCTACGTGGGCAGCAAGCAGGCCGGCAAGCAGAGCAACGTCTACGAAAAGGGCGACCAGCTGTTTGGGGTCGAGGCCGGATCCACGTGGTTGCGCGTGGAGCTTCGCTACGGCAACAAGCTGCGGGTGCTGCCGGTGGATCTTCTGCATCGGCCGGCGGATTTCTTCGCGGGCGCTTCCGAGTGGCATGCGGCGATGCTGCGCGAGGCCGAGGCCCAGGCTGTGCCGGAGCCGATCAAGTGCGAGGCGCGCGGCGCGGTGGAGTCGGTCAAGGCCGAAGCCTACCGGTCGGCGAAGTGGACGTTTCAGACGGCTGGTGCGAGCGTGGCCGCTCTCCTTCGGTTCGTGTCCGAGTCCGACCTGCTGTCTCTTGCGTCGATCAACAAGCTCCCGCGCCGTCTTCAGCGTTTCACCGAGGGCGAACTGCGCGCGGCCTTCGATTCCGTTTTCAACGACTCACGCGGCGGCTTCGGCTCGGTCTTCGCGTGCAACCCATCTTGAGCCTTGGAGAAACCTAAATGCAATTTCCTACTGAAGTCGTCCTTCACGCCGTCAAAGAGTCGGCCGGCAGCTTTGAAGGCAAAGCCTTTTCCTCGTGCACTTTCCATGTCGAGGTCGATCTGCCGGAAAACGGCGCTGGCCGCTCCATCGGTCGTGTCACGCGCCCGTTCAAGCTGGGGGACGCGCAGGAGTTCGACAAGTGGTCTCACCTGGGCGGCTCGCTGCCCTTGAAGTGCGCAGCAACGATGCGGATCGAGGCGGCCAAGGACGCGGGCGGCCGCGACGGCACGAAAGTCTCTCTGGTGGCGATTCGTCCGCTGGAACAGGCCAAAAAGGCGGCCTAACGTGCGGCTGCTCGTTCAGTCCTGCGAAACCGGCCGGTTTCTCGTTCCTGACTTGGAAGGGGACGTCTGCTGGGTGCTGTCTTTGCGCGAGGCCGGGCCGGGTGTGCTTGACGACGTCGAGCAAGCGGTGCAGGTCGCGCAAGAGTGGGCGGAAGTGGGCGAGTTGGTGCAGTTGGTTGATTTGGATCGTCTCGGCGCCGCCGATGACTACGAGGCAGACGCGGGCGGCGGAGGGGCCCCGCGCAGCGGGGAGACCGCCGCCCGTGCGCTCCCCGATGGTAATCACGGGGAGAACAACGGAGGGTTGGTGCCATGAGTGCCGAAGCTAGACACCTTTTTCGTTTGCAGCTGTGGTCTGACCGGATGGCGAGCGGCTTCTACCGCTACCCCGACGATCACACGGCAAGGGATTGGCACGTTGCCCGCGGTCGGGTGCGTGGCTGGGCGGCCTACATCATTGGAGTGGGGGTATGAGTGTTGCTCGCATTCTTTCTTGCTCGGTGGACGTGGCGCCGTGTCCAGCGGATTCGCAGGTGTGGGTGACTCTGGCGGAAACCGTCGACTGGACTGCGCTCGGCGTGACGTCTGCGCAAATTCTGTACGTGTTGACCTGGGGGGCCGGCGTGGTGCTGGCTCTGTGGGCCATTGGTTATGCGGTGGGCGCGGCGTCGACGGCGCTCGGAAAACTGTAGGGGGTTTGGGATGAGCGACGAAGGTTATGTGTTGGCGTGTCCCGCCTGTGGCGCGCGAGTGCCGTTCGATGAGGTCGAGTGGGAGGACGGCGAAGCCGGGCGGTGTCCCGAGTGCGGTGCAACGTCAGAGTCTGACGAGTGGGTCGAGGCCGAGGCCGAGTGAGGGTACAGCCGGGAGGGTCGCGTGCGGCTCTCTCGGGTGTAGTGGTGCATACCGCGCCCCACCTTTCCGCCCTGAGGGCAGAGGAGTTTTCAAAATGGCAGACATCTTCGCAGCCGTGGATCTCACGACCGTTTCCGCCGCCGTGGTGGCCATCGGCGTGGCCGTGATCGGCATCCGCATGGCCTTCAAGGGCATCGACCTGGGCAAGCGCGGCGTCAACAAGGTCTAAGGCCATGATCGCCGGGCCCATCCTTGCGCTGTTCTGGGTCCTCATTGCCCTGATCGGCGCAATGGCGGGCTTTGCGTTCATCCTGGGCATGAAGGGGGCAGCATGACTGCCTTTTTTCGTGTCGTTGTCACCCTGCTCCTACTCGGGGCAGCGGTGGCCCACGCGGGGTCAATGACCCGCACCAACAATGGCGGGTTCGAGGTTCGCGGCTCCGGGAAGTCTTGGACGTTTGGCAACGCTCAGCCTCGGCCGGGGGACATTCCGTACACGGCGACGACTGGCGGCACAAGCCGCGTGCCTTACGGCGATCTGGAAATCTTCACCGATGGTTCGCTGCCTTCTGCGCGTTCGCGCGGGAACCTGCCGATTCCGTCCGGTGGCGGCCGGAGCGTTGCGGTTGATGTGATGGCCAAGGTGCCGAAGGCCAGCGCTGCGGCGGCGGTGGGACGATTCGCGGCGAAGCTGTCGTTTCCCGTGACCGTGGGGATGGCGGTCTATGACTTGGCGAAAGACCTGGGCTTCACCGCGTCGAACAACGACGGTCTGCCCGGCATCGAGCTCACGAAGATCGACCCCAACGCCGGGTGGTGCAATGTGAGTCCGTGCTATGAGTACAAGGTGAACAAAGCGACCGGCGACGGCTATACGCCCTGGCGAAAGTCCATTTCTCAGGTGGTAGCGGATGCGCAGGCCGGGACGAAGCCCTCGCATTGGGTCAGTTTCACCACGAGCTACGACCCGACGGTGTCGACCGAGTTTTATTCGTATGGGCGGGTGAAGTACGCGATTGTTGGCAACGGCTGGACCGATACGGCGTACGCGATCATTGAGCGCCAGTCGCGTACCCCTGACAGTGGAACGGCTCCCCAGGTCAATGCCACGATCCAGGATCTGGAAAACGCGATTGCGGCGCAAAGTGGCTGGCCCACCAATGCGTCTAGGGCGATGGTCGATGCCATGGATGCAGGCGAGTCGGTGAGCCACGATGCGCCCACCGTGACCGGTCCGGCGTCCGTGGCTGGTCCGACGTCGACCGAGCAAAAGCCTCTGCCCGATGGGACCGGCACGCAGAACGTGACGAACAGCACCACGTACAACGTGACCTATGCGGGCGACACGGTAACCATCAACGAGACGACGACGACGACGACGACGACTACTTACAACAATGGCACGCCGACGAAGACTGAGAGCGCGACGAAGACCGAGGAAACGCAGCCCGAAACCACGCCGGCGCGGGATACGTCGCTGCCGGAACAGCCGAAGCTCTACGAGCCCAAGTATCCGCAGGGTCCGTCCGGTGTTTGGGACAGCCAGGTCGCACTCATCAAGGCTACGCCGCTCTTTGCTTTGCCGGCGCAGTTGGCTCCGAACCTGGGCGACTCGGGCGGTTGTCCGAATTGGTCGATTCCGCTGGACGTGGGCATCCACAACTGGGGCACGCAAACGACCACGATTCCCTGTTGGGTCTGGTCATTCCTGCGGGTGTGCACCATCGTCGGCGCGCTGTTTCTCGCGCGCAGGCTGATTTTTGGAGGTTGATCCATGCAGATGATTGTTGACGCCTTCACCAAGCTGCTTGCCAAGATCGCGGCGGTTGTCGGCTGGTTTGGGGATCTGGCCAAGGCCGTTTTTCTTGCCGGCTGGGACTTCATCAAGGACGGTTTTTCCTGGGCGTTGGAGTCGTTGCTCAAGATCGCCGTCAGTGCGGTTCAGTCTTTGAACGTCAGCACGATCACGAATGCGCTGGGGGTTTGGGGCAGCATTCCTGCGAACGTTCTGGACGTTTGCGCGGCGCTCGGGCTGGGCACGGCCTTTGGGATCATCACGGCCGCTATCGGCGTGCGGCTGGTGTTGCAGCTGATTCCCTTTACCCGGCTCGGATCATGATCAACGGACTAGAGGGGATTCCTGGCTCGGGCAAGAGCTACGAGGCCACCGTTTACCACGTGCTTGAGTTTTTGAAAAAAGGCCGGCTGGTGGTGACGAACCTGCCCCTCGCGGTGGATGCGTTTGCTGCGATCGATCCGAGGTATGCGGACCTGATCGAGATTCGTAGTCGGCCGCGGCCGGTGCTGGGGACCTGGGACGCCAACCGCGTTGACGACAAGGGCAACGGTAACGCCTTCAAGCTCTGGACCGGGGACGAGGAACAGGATGGGCGCAAGCCTGGGCCTTTGGTGCTGGATGGCGGCGAGGTCAAGCTGCGGCAGCAGGTCTCGGAGTCG